GTGCTCGCAGGCGGTATTCGCCGTGCTGCCCTTATCTCCCTCTTCTCGGCCGATGATGATGAAATGATTGCTGCTAAGGCTGGTTCTTGGTGGGAAACGGACCCACAAAGAGGTCGTGCCAACAACTCTATTGTTCTTATGCGTCACATCGTAACCAAGGAGTTCTTTATGGACCTTTGGGCACGCGTTAAGGCGTCTGGCGCCGGCGAGCCCGGTTTCTACTTTACCTTTGACAAGGACTGGGGAACTAACCCTTGCTGCGAGATTGCCCTTCGCCCGTTCCAGTTTTGCAACCTTACTGAAGTTAACGTTTCTAACGTAGACACTCAGGAAGAGTATGAGGCCCGAGTCAAGGCAGCAGCCTTTATTGGCACTTTACAGGCCTCTTTTACTGATTTTCACTACCTGCGACCTGTTTGGCAGAGAAACACAGAAAAAGACGCTCTTATTGGTGTGTCCATGACAGGCATCGCATCAGGCAACGTTCTAAAATTAGATATGAAGGCCGCCGCAAAGATTGTAAAGCAGGAAAACAAGCGTGTTGCTGAACTTATTGGTATTAACCCTGCTGCTCGCACAACTTGTGTTAAGCCTGCCGGAACCACATCCTTGACACTTGGGACATCCTCTGGAATTCACGCATGGCACAACGATTACTATATTCGTCGTATCCGTGTAGGCAAGAACGAAGCCATCTATGATTATCTTTCCCAGTACCACCCAGAGCTTGTTGAAGACGAATATTTCCGCCCACACGATACAGCCGTTATCTCTGCTCCACAGCGCGCACCAGAAGGCGCCACCACACGCTCTGAGACAGCCCTAGAGATGCTTGAGCGTGTTAAGAAGGTCAGCACAGAGTGGGTCCGTTCCGGACACTGGAAGGGCCAAAATACTCACAATGTGAGCGCCACAGTTACCATTAGAGAAGAAGAGTGGGCAGAGGTTGGAGAGTGGATGTGGGAAAACCGTAGTTGTTACAATGGACTATCAGTTTTGCCACATTCGGACCACACCTATGTTCAGGCACCCTTTGAGGATTGTGATGAGGCTACATATCATGAAATGATGAAGAGTCTTGCTAACATTGATCTTACGAATGTTGTTGAAACACAGGATAACACTGATTTGCAGGGCGAGTTGGCCTGTGCTGGTGGATCTTGCGAAATAAAATAGCTTGACTCTGACTGTCTATGGTGTTATATTTAGAGAGTGAGGTAAGTTATGAAGTTCAACCATCTGCTCCCTCGTTGGGAGCAGAAGCACAAGTGCCCCGATGGCGGTGAGCACTATTATTTGCCGACAAGTCACATAGAAGCCACGTTGCAGCATGTGGCTGTGCGGTTCCGCTGCAAGAAGTGCAGCCGTTTGACCACTGCGTTTTTAGACGAGCCAACTTATTATACAAACAAAAAGATTATTGACAAATACATTGGAGAGTAAAATGACTTTATATCCCGAGCCAGCGTGGGTTCAAGTAGAACTTAGCTTTGATAAGAAAGACGAGAGCCCGTATACTATTGCACTACCAGATGATTATAAGCCGGCTGAAAAGCCCTATAAGGCAGTCTCTGTTGTGGCAGACTTCCTTGGTAAGTACAAGCATGGCGACGTTGTTGTGGTCCCCACGCACATCATTCGTGAGATTGATCTTTCTGATAACAAGTTTTACCTTGTTGAACGAAACCATATTATGGCTGCTGTGAGGGCCGAATGAGTTGGGGTGACTACCCAGAAGACGCGCCTAAACTTAAGACTAGGCGTGATTTGGAAGATCTGGAACGATACCATCATAACTCTGTTGACCACCCGGACCATTATGGTGGCAAAGACAATACTTATGAAGCCATCAAAATTATTGAGGCATACGATCTAAACTTTTCTCTTGGAAATGCGATCAAGTATATTATCAGGGCTGGAAAGAAGAACAGCAATACCATTGAGGACTTGGAAAAAGCAAAGTGGTATGTACAGAGGCAGATTGAATTTTTGGAGGCAAAATGACCGATCCAGACGCATACAGAACCAAGAGGGAGTGGGAAGTGAAAAAGATAACAGCAACAGTGCCGAGGGCAGCACTATTTAAAGAAGAGCCCAAGAGGAGTATACATGTCTATGGAGACGGAATTGGCAGAGTTGATCTCGT